TTTAGAACCAAATACAGAGTTTAAGTTTTCACTAGCATTACCAGAGAAGTCTTGTTCATTAGCAAATGGTGCGTAACCTATAGAAGTAGGGTATACATTCTTTGCATCTCGTAGTGATGTTACAGATGGTTGGTCTGGTAACCATTCTTCAAATTGTATTCTTTGTGCTGGCACTTAAACTCCTACATCTGGTAATGTCGCTGCCTTTAATTGTTCTACTGTTGTTAAATTATCTAAACTATTTGGAGCATCTCTTAATTGCTGTTTTTTAGCAACAATCGCAGAGGTATCAGCACCTTGCTCTAATGCTTTCATATATTCTGCATCTAATGCTTCAAGTTTAGATTGTCTTTCATTTCTTAAAAAATCTTTTTTAATATCTCTAGCTTTATTAACATTAACATTAATCATTATTTTTGCTCCTGTTGTGCAAACCAAGCATCTGCTCCGATTGCTGTTCCATGTGCTGTACCTAATGCGTTTGTATCTAACTCCCAAGCATTTCTAAATTCTCTATCTTGAGGCAATACTGAATCTTCTACAATCCAATATTGTTTGCCTGCTGGTACATCTTTTTTTGCTACTTCTTCAATAGCTAATTCACCAGTAGGAACAATAAACGCTACCCCACCATCATTTTCATATAACACTATTTTTGCCATAATTTTTCCTTAATAAATTGCAATATTGTGAGAACCAACATTAATTTGAACATTACCACCATTTCTCATAATAACAGAGAATTTTGTAGTAGTTGTTCCACTACAACCAGCAGTCCAATCTGCACCTTGTTCTGGTGTTGAAACAACTGTATAAGTAGATGGTGCTGTTGTGCTTAAATTAACATCATAAGTTCCTGAACCAGTATTAGTTACAGATGAAACACCCTGACTTGCTGAAATACTAGCAGAACCATCGTATCTTACAAAATGTCTTACACCATAATAATTAGCAGTTAATGATGTGGTTGTAATTCCTGAATCTTGGTCTGCCCAACTAAAAGAACCATCTGCATCAGATGTTAATACTTGTCCTGATGTTCCATTACCACTTACATTTAGTGCATCTGCACCAACTGCATTATCTGCAATTTTAGCAGCAGTAATTTGGTCATCAGCAATATGTGCAGTATCAATAGATCCATCTACATAGTGTTCAGAATCTATAGAGTCATCTGCAATCTTTGCATTAGTTACTGCATCTGCATCTATGTTAGCAGTAGCAATACTATTTAATGTAGATACTGTTCCAAGACCTAAATTTGTTCTTGCACCAGATGCTGTAGTAGAACCAGTACCTCCAGCTGCAACTGCTAATGTGTCTCCACTTGCTCCAGATTGCCAATCTTTTAAGTGTGCCATAACCTCACGAATAGCATTGTTAATGCCTGAAGGCGGACATGATTCAGCAATATTAATACCATCTACATCGGTATTATTAGCTGCGGTTGAATCATATTCTGATATTTTGGTTTTTGCCATGTTTTATCCTTGTCGTAACCATGTGTTTGATTCAGGTGTATCTTCCACCCATACTTCGTTTCCAGTAGTAGAGTCAGTCCATACTTCTGATCCAACTGCACTATCTGACCATTCTTCACCTAGAACATAACCAATCGCAGTTATTGTTCCATTAGAGTTTATAATTGCATCACCACTAAATGTAGCATTTGCTAAACATTGTGCTAATGCTTCTGCGTTAATACTTCCATCTCCATCTGCAACTAAACCACCTAGACATGATACTGTTGCATCACCATCTATACTTGCTGTAGCGTATGCTTCACTAAATCCGTTAGCAGTCACACTCACATTAGAGAAGATAGTACCACTTGCAACTGCAAGAGAAAATCCTTCTGCATCAAATAATGCGTAACCTAATATTGCACCACTGTTTTCTCTGATTCGTAAATAGGTAATAGATGCACTTGCTGTTCCATTAATTACACCAGTTACTGTACGCAATCTTGTAGCATCTATGGTTACTGCACTAGATGCGTTGATATTACCTACACCATTAAGAATCAGTATGCCATTAGATTCTAATATACCATTTGTAGTAATAGCACCAGATGATGTTCTTAATCTTACAGAAGCAGATACAAGAGTTGCATCAGCAGTAATATTAGCTTGTCCTAGTAATATAGCACCTGCTAGTGAACTAAAAGGTGATTGAGAAAATGCAGATATGCCAAACATTACACACCAAGTGTTAGTAGATTTTCTTCTGCTTCTACTTGTCTTTCTGCTGCGGTTTTAACTACACCTAATTCAAATGCTTGTGCAACTTGAGCATCTTCACCTGTTGCAAGCTGTAGATTGTTTTCATTACAATGTTTAACAAGTAATGCGATGATTTCATCTTTAGCAATTCTTGCCCTATTTTGCAATGCATTATCTGCCCAGTCTTGGACTGACATTGCTGCGTATTGTAATGATTTATATTCTGTATCTGTTAATGTAATTGTTATGTTCATAATGTTTTCTTATCCTATCAAAATTCCTGAAAAATATGTATGTGGCTGCCCACCACCATAAAATAATGTTGTTGTTAGGGTTTCCATTCTGACATCAAAAACATCATTTGTGGAAGCTTTTACTATAACAGAACTAGAAAATCCATCTCCAGCGGTATTTGCAACATAACCTCCTACAAGCCTACTACCGTTTTCATATAAATCTAATCTTAAGGTTTGTGTCCCATTTTGATACCCTTGCCATGTAAACATATATACTCCATCTACTGGACAAGTAAAGGCATTGGTAGATGTACTAAAATGATTGCCTGTATTAAACAGAGTATAATCAAATGGAATTTTTGCTCCACTACCTGTAGTGGACAAATTGCCTGAACCCCTTGTAGCTAAAAACGCTGGTTGAGATGGCATAGTTACATAACCACTAGAGTCTATTTTCATGCGTACTGTTGATGTAACTGGGTTACCTGCTAGTCCTGATGGAGCATTACTCCAAATATGTTCACCTATGTCTGGTCTTTGACTGTAGGTAGTAACACCCAAATTTTGTATGTATCTGCTTGTATTCGTGCTATCTATATACAGATTTGAAGCAATAGTGGTGGCAATGCTTAACCCACCAGAATCATACTGACTTACCGATGCATTATTCCCTATGCTCAATACAGTTTGTAGGGAACGCCACGCAGGAGGGGTTGTACCAATACCTACATTATGATTAGTAGCATCTACATGAAGAGTGCCTGAATCTATATCAACACTTCTATCAGACTCAACAGATAATACGGTACTTCCGTCTTGCTCTATCGTTGATCCAGATGCTGTGGGTTTTATACTAATGGTCATTACTGAACTCCGTCTAGTTGTTCCTGTGTAGGTTTAGCTAATGTTGGGTGATTCCATTCTTTTATGTAGTCACCTTTGCCGTCACTATCGTTTTGTAGCATGATTTTACCACCACCATGTGGCATAAAGTCTTCATCAGTTAGTTCTGTGTAAAGTGTTTTAATTTTTTCGTAAAGTGTCATTGTTTTTCCTTATCTTGTTGACATAACTAACGCACCATCAAACCAAACAGTTGATAGTGAAAATGTTGTATTTGTGGTAGAACCTACTAATAAATAATATTCTATATAATCAGTTGTTCCATTCATATATAACATACAACTATTTTGGTCTCCATAATGAGCTATATTTGAATGATTTGTTCCATATGCTACAATACTTCCATTTTTTGCAAATCCTCCATGCATATATGATGCTGAAGTTGTTTGCACATAAGCATTAAACTGGTAATATCCTTCAACATCAGGAGTCCATCTATAATTAGATGTATCATAACTTCCAACAGTATCAAAATTTACTGAATCAAATTGAACTTTATAGTATGCTCCACCTGTAAGACTTTTTGCAGAAGATACTGTTGCTTTAAATGCTGGATTTTTAGTAGGAACATACCCATTGCTATCAAACCTGCCTACCTCTGTAGGACTATCTGCATTACCTACACCAATCCTTAATGTTCCATCAGGTGTTGCTGGTTGATAGATGGTAAAGTTATTGCTAGAGGTAGCATCTGTTCCGACTTGTAGTTTCTTTGATTTTACTGTACTCATTCTGAACCTTTAGGATA